AAGTTCTCTTTCGTCAATGTAAAGGGTAAGAAGCGTGAATTTGTCAGGAAGTTTGCATACGATAGGGCTTTGGCTAAGAACAAGGCTGAGAGGGTCAAGACCCCCACACCCAAGGCTAAGAAGAACGAGTACTGGAGGTCTTTCGTTGACGTAAACGGTAAGAAGCAGGAATTTGAGAGTAAGTCCGCATATCATGAGGCTAAGCAAAAGAACTTGCAAGCTTACGGTGCCAAGATGCAAGAAAAGATCAATCGTCAGATTGAAATGGGACGTCAGGCACGGCTTAACCCACAGAAGTACTCGTTTGTTGACTGGTATGGTAGGAAGCGTGAATACGTGAGAAAGGGTGCATATGAGAAGGCTGTGGCTAAGAACAAGGCATTTAGGGAAGAAATGGCGAAGCCAACATTTTCGGAAAGGGCTCTAATTAAAAGGCAGCAACGCGGTCAGCCATTTTATATGATGACACCTCAAAACGTAAGGAACGCCATAAAGGGTGGTAAGAATATGAAGTTTGTTGGGGGTAAATTCAAGACGGCGACACCCAAGGCCAAGTGGTCTAACGCAAATAATAAAAAATTCATGGAATTGCTGGCACGGGAAAAGAACGCACAGAGAAAACTTGCGAATAAGATGAACAAGGCGAGACCTCTCAAGAATGGACCATTTAACCCAGCGGTTGCGTACGCTCTCAATACTCCCAAAAATACCAAAAAGATAAACAAGTACGTGAACGGTCTATCAAATGATGAACGCAATATGCTCAAAAAGAAGATTTGTAAACCTTAAAAAAATATTTACCTATAATAAAATATGCAGCGCTCAACAATTGTAGTCGTAGTGGTAATCATCCTCGCTGTATTTTTGCTCTACAGGAACAAGACTAAGTCTTTACCTGGTGGTAAAAAGTGGACCATTTACGGAACCAAGGGGTGTGGGTGGACAGTCAAGCAATTAGATTACATGAAGAAGGCTGGTAAGCCCCATGTATTCGTCGATTGTGAAAAAGGTGGATGCGACGGTATGACTGCTTTCCCCACCCTCAAGGGTCCTAACGGGGAGAAGATTGTAGGGTACAATGAGGTTTAAATCATTTATTATTCAAGAGTTGATTGTATCAACTTATCAATAATGAAATATGGAAACTATTTAGAGACCACGTACAATCTGGATGGAAATAGAAAGGATGAAGGCATCAAGGAGGGTGCTAATAGGCTTGAGCACAGAGATGTGCTTGACAAGCGAGCGGTTCCACACGAGGCGGAGAAGGAAAGTGCTGATAAGCACAGTGAGAACGAAGGTGAGAACTTCGGTGAGAACTTCGGACCTGGACTTGGCTTTGGCAACCTCGTGAATCATTTATTACATGTGGATATTTTTTTCTAGGTAAACTACAAATGAGGGCTCTTCCCCTGAGTGGATCAGAAAATAGGTATACAAACAGGCGGTGGTCGACACCAAAGGGTATTGGAAACAATAATTGTTATGCCTATGCCGTTGGAGACTACGAAGCATATAGGTGGCAAAAGTCCATCCCGGGTGATCGTTCTGGTCTTTCAAATGGAAACCATACCTATACCCACTGTACTGGGCTTCCTAAGCGCGTTATTTCTGACAATCCTAAGAGGGTGTACAAGGCGGATGCCAATGAAAAATGTAAAAAGGGGTATTTCAAGGTCATGATGTTTGTTTCTCCTGGGAGACCTATGAACTATATCCGACAAGGGGATTTCCACTTTTACAAGCAACATGGGGTGATTGAATACAAAATTAAACCTGGGGATACTATCAAAGCTGTAGCCAAATTCTTTAAAGTACCTGAATCACGGGTAAAGAAAGGTGGTCAGTTTAAGGTTGGTAAACGTGTAATTTTTAAAGCCAATGTATTCAGTCACAAGCGTGGTTGGGCCACTGGTCCGCTTCTGACTGATGCTAAAGGTAAGGCCATCACCGACCCCCGTAAGGCTTCTAGGGACTATCCAGGTCTAAACTACGAAAAATATTGTAGTTCATTCTGTGTCAAGGACACTGGGATCAAAGTCGGTAGGACTCACCCCAAGGTCCGCTAAGATACTATCAAGGTCTGGTACTTCATCCACATCAAAATTAATGTCAAATAGATCTAAAACCTCAAATATAGACCCCTCATTCAATGACACAGAATTAGCCGTTGCTGTGTAATTGTTTTGTATAGTGACTGTAATTTTAAATTGTGTACCATCTATCACTTTTCGACAAATCGGGCATGTATTCCTACCTGTGTTCTTCCATTCCTGTAGACAGTGGGAATGAAACATATGTCCGCACCGGGCTGGAGGGTTGGTCCTCGTACACCGGACTTCATTCAGACATATGGAACATGTTGACATTCTATAGGAAGGTTTTAAAGTTTTTTTCGGGATTTTTCTCAGTTAGTAAATCTTGGATACATCTACGAGAGGCTTGTCACACTTAGCACATGGACCCTTACCTTGTACATCCTCCTGTACCTTGGTAAGGAGCTGGGGACCCTGAGATTGGAGGAGCTTACGGTAAGAGTAGTTGTCCTCGAAAGAAATACCATTTTGCTTCATAACATAGTTGTTAAAGAGCTGAGCTGAAGAGTTTACGGTGAAGCACCGACCATCGGCCATACCAAGTCGCTGCGACATATTGTTAATATACACCTAGAATTTTATTTGCCTGTTGGTAATTGTCCTCATCCAAGAATTGAACCCTTTTTCCTTGAGAATTTTGACAAAAGGATCACATCTATATCCCAAATAAATATCAAATACATCAGTTTCTTCTGTGCGTGACACTCGAATCTGGGGATTTTCATTTATGTGATTGTTGATGATGTTGTAGGCAAATGCAATCTCCTTGAGGGTCTCCGCCCCTGTAATGATAATTTTACCGGTACTAAAAATACTGGTAGTAATCTCCTTCATATCCTCTGAAGGTTTGAACTTGATCTTCACTGCAGAATACCTATCTGGCTCAAAAGAAACCTTAAAAATGTCATCATACTCCTCAAACCAGTCGGCAACCTTCATGAGGTTGATATTGTAGTTGAGACTGAAGTTGGAGTTAATCATAACAACACGGAATGAATCCACTGGTACTTCAATTTTCAAACCCAAAAAAGTTTTGAAAATATGAACAAGTTGGGTGATAATACGTTTGCAATCGAAGAGATCGCAACAACCCGCCACTTGGATCGAACCGTTGGGGAATACCTTCACAGACTTAGTACTGTAGGTGTCGTGGTATGTTAAGGTCACCTGATTGTAGAAAGTCGTCGGTTTCAATTTCCATTCAAAACCATCTGTTTTGGTACCCACACGTCTCATCTTATAGGAACCAATTTCTTCGAATAAACGTCGAAGTCGTTTTATATCAATCTGTTGGATAAAGCTCGACACCATAGTGATTGTCGTAATCTTTATCCATGAGGGTCTAGTCTCATCTGGTAAATCTTTTCGTATCTCATCGAGAGTGAGGAGATACGAAAAGCTATTATTTGCAATAGTTGAATACATTTTTGGACATACTTTTTATATGATGTGAGATTCACTTAGGTGTTTAAAGATGAGACTCTCCATTTAAGTACATGACCTCTTTCCTTAAATCTGCAAAGCATGTTCTTGATGTGGAGTCTGACCTTTCATATGTTGAGATTGTCTATGACAGGTACACGAGAAATAAGGGATACTCGACCTTCACAGATTACCTCAATACAGAGCCTTTCGCTGATTGGGTATCATTAGAGTCTGATGATCACTCAATTATTTACGAGAAGTTTCTTGATACAATGGTTAAGAAGACCCTAGAGGTGAGACAGCGTATGGCTGAACTTTTACTCGAAAGTTTCTTAACTTACGACCAGGATATTCGTAAGTATGTGCGTGTAGCCCACGCAGTTAAGATTCTAGATCCAACATTCCAGCCACCTCGTATTAATATGGAGAGTGCTTGGCAAGTGGAGTTTATTAAGAAGTTTTGTAAGAAATCAATAATAGATTCAATTCAAGAATGTAAAAAGAAGTCACGTCTCAAGTATTTCTTCAACGTACTAAAATTAATAGAATTAGAGCAATAAGAATAGAAATGAACATTAATTGGGTTGTCGTATTTTTACGCTCAACACCAACAACAACTGGTTCCCTCTCCCTGCCACATCCAAGTCCGTAATCAATATTACGACGGGGTTGAACATTCCTGTCTATTTGACAGGGTTGTTTCTCAGGTTTGCATAATCCAACTGTACAAAAAACACTTTTACCAGTGGTTGGAATACCCCCACTTTTAGGAACTTCTTGAAAATCTTCAAAATTACTCGTCTGTCTCACACCTCCTGGAAGGGAGAAATCGTGTTGGACAAATGGGTTTACATCATTAATTGCATCCTCGTCATTGAGCATAAACTCACTCATTATTGTTATTACTTCAGATTATATTTCTTATCCACCATCTTGATTTTGTGTTCATCCCACATCTTGTCTAAATCGACATTTAGCATATGTGCCAATTGAAAGAGATAACTGAACACATCACCCATTTCCATCATAACATCTGTTCCTCTCTCCTTTTTTAGATTTGTCTTCTTGTATGTCTTCTTATATTGTCGAATTGCGGATGCGAGTTCACCAACTTCTTCTGTCAGGAGAAGCCATACTGTATCTATGGGGGCACGATCCCACCCCTTAGACCTGCACACTTTTTCTGTTTCACATTTGTATTTATTAAGACTCATACTTATTCTACAGGAGACTCAAAGCTTTAATTGATTCCAATCTTATTGTTATAACCAATTTTATTTCCAGTAGTGCTAGTATTTAGAGGTCGATCCATGGGTGTGCTAATAGTATCGATATCCTCAGCATAGGCAATATATTGAGATACACCAGTTTGAATTTGAGACATGGCTGAAGATATGACCTTGGTGTTCATATACTTAACCTGTTCATTGACTTGAGTGTATTGATCACCCGAGTTGTTGATAAATACAACACGCATCATGGCGAATAAATCATCAGGGTTCTGGTAATCTATGGAAATGCCAGTCTTATTTTTAAACGCCTGACGAATTCCACGTTGAAGAAGATTCTTGTTGAAATCCGAAAAGAACAAAGTGTTCAGTGGGGTCTCACACTGCTGAATAGAATTAAGGTGGAGGTTGTCACACATTTAATATAGTCTCCGAAAAAAATTGTCTGTACATATTAAATGTTGACCATGTCCGACTTCGATGAGGCCTACGCCAACAAACCCAATAATGTTGAACAAATTCCATGCAAGGCTCCCAAGTGCTTCGTGGGTTCTTATCCTCCTGTGGCCAAGGCTGGTGAGACCGGTCCATTTTTCGTAAACACTTACCTTCTTCAACCCAATCGCAAAATGGAAGTGGCGGGAACAGTTTCTGTTCGAAGTGCTGACCTCGAGTGTAAAAAATAAGGTTAAAAATAAAAATTGAAGAGAATGTATATGAGGGTCATTAAACGCTCAGGTCGTATTGAGGATATGAGATTTGATAACGTCACCAATAGGATCAAGAATTTAACGTCTGGACTTTCAGACAAATGTGACTCTCAAAAAATTGCTCAACAGGTTTTTTCATCAATGTATGATAACATCACCACACAGGAAATAGACGTTCTCTCTGCTGAAATTTGTATTGGTTTGATTACGTCAGACCCAGACTATGAAGTTCTCGCAACTCGTATTATTGCGAGCAATATTCATAAAGTATGCCCTAACAACTTTCATCTCGCAATGCGAAAGCTTCAGAAGGCGAATATTATCACAGATGAAGTCGTTGAGGTTGCTCAACAGGTAAAAGAACATATTAAAACCGACCGAGATTTTGACTTTGGTTATTTCGGTTTAAAAACTCTCGAAAAAAGTTACCTTCAAAGGGTTGAAGGAAAGTTGATTGAAACTCCTCAATATTTGTTTATGCGTGTTGCTATTGGTATTCATGGTAAAGACATCCCAGCTGTTCTCGAAACCTACGACAATATGTCCCAAGGTTTCTTCATCCATGCTACACCTACTCTATTCAATGCGGGTACACCTCGACCTCAGATGTCCTCTTGTTTTCTGATTGCGAACAAGGGTGATTCAATTGATGGGATTTATGGCACACTGACAGAGTGTGCCCAAATCTCCAAATGGGCCGGGGGGATCGGACTTCATGTCCACCAGGTCCGTGCTAATAAATCAAGGATTAGAGGGACTAATGGTCAATCTGATGGAATCATTCCAATGCTTAGGGTCTTCAACGCCACGGCTCGTTATGTAAACCAAGCTGGTCGTCGTAAGGGTTCGATTGCTGTATATATTGAACCATGGCATGCGGATATCATGGATTTCTTGGAACTTCGTCTCAACCAAGGTGATGAGGAGGCACGTTGTAGGGACCTTTTCAGTGCTATGTGGATTCCTGACCTCTTCATGAAGAGGGTTGAAGAAGGTGGTAATTGGTCTCTCTTCTGCCCTGATAAGGCTAAGGGTCTTTCTGATGTATACGGTGAAGAGTTTGAGGCTCTCTACACAAAGTATGAAGAGGAGGGTCTAGCTAATGCAACTGTACCAGCTACAGAAGTTTGGAAGGCTATTCTTAAGAGTCAAACTGAGACTGGAACTCCATACATGTTATACAAGGATGCGTGCAATAAGAAGTCCAACCAAAAGAACCTAGGAACTATTAAGAGTTCTAACTTGTGTACTGAAATCCTTGAGTATACAGACAAAGATGAGACCTCTGTGTGTAACTTGGCGTCTATTGCACTTCCAAAATATGTAAACAAGGAAACGAAGACATTCGACTATGACAAGCTCCATGAAATCACTAAGACTGTAACTAAGAACTTAAATCGAGTTATTGATAGGAACTTTTACCCAGTTGAAACTGCTCGTCGCTCTAATATGAAGCATCGTCCAATTGGTCTTGGTGTTCAGGGACTCGCAGATGTTTTCATTCTATGTGGTCTTAAATTTGACTGTGAGGAATCCCGCCTTATGAATGCACACATTTTTGAGACTATTTATCATGCCGCACTTGAAGCGAGTTCGGAGTTGGCTGAAATAGATGGTTCGTATGAAACTTTTAAGGGTTCTCCAGCTTCTGAAGGTATTCTTCAACCAGATATGTGGGAAGGTGAAACCAAATTCAGTGGTCGGTACGACTGGGATGCTATGCGTGAAAAGGTAAAAACAAAGGGTCTTAGAAACAGTCTCCTTCTCGCTCCCATGCCTACAGCCTCCACCGCACAGATTTTGGGTAATAACGAATGTTTCGAACCTTACACCACTAATATCTATCTTCGTCGTACACTCGCTGGTGAATTTGTTGTTGTCAACAAACACCTCGTTGATCATCTTAAGAATGTGGGTCTCTGGAGTAAGGAAATGAAAGACCTAATGGTTAAAGCTGGTGGTTCTATTCAGAACATTGTAGACATCCCTGATGATATTAAGGATCTTTACAAAACTGTATGGGAAATTAGCCAAAAATGTATTATCGATATGGCAGCAGACAGGGGTCGTTTTATTGACCAATCACAATCTATGAACCTCTTCATGGAGAGTCCGACAATGTCTAAACTTTCTTCAATGCATATGTATGCGTGGAAACAAGGTCTCAAAACTGGTATGTACTACCTGAGATCTAAGGCAAAGGCTCGACCAATCCAGTTCAGTCTAGAACCAGATTGTGTGGCCTGTTCGGCTTAAAGTTTTGAGCATTAATATGAATTAGAAAGATGGACAAGGCTATCGACAACTTACAAATTAACGCATTTAATAATCGGAAAATTGTCATAAGTACAAAGCAGGGTACACCCCTACGTGTCCAATTTCCTCGGATGTATATGCCATTTGGTGTATCAGGGTTTACACCTGAGGTTGGTCAAACTAAGTACAATATTGACTTTGCAATCAAGGGTTATGATGAGGAAGATAGCTACATGAAGAAATTTTACGACTCTGTGCGTAAACTTGAGGATCAAATCATCGATTCGGTTGTCGAACAAAGTGAAGTAATTTTCGGAGCTCCTATGACAAAGGAGCAATTGTTACCAATGTTCAACTCCAATGTAAAGGAGGCACCTGATCGCGAACCAAAGTTTCGCGTTAAGGTTGATACGACTATGGAAGATCAAATCAAACCAAATATATTTGATGCGGATAAAAACCCACTAAGGGATAATGCGACTAATGGTCTCTATGCAAGAAATTCGGGACACGCTATTGTTGAACTCAATAGTGTGTATTTCTTGAACAGAAAGTTTGGGTGTACATGGAAGCTTCATCAGCTGATTGTTTACGAGCCACAGAACTTGAAGGGATTTCAATTCGTTATTTAGATTTAGATTTACTTAACATTAATATACTATATATAGCCTGAGCCTCCTTGAGCAATTTACCCTGAACCCTGGTAAATTTCTGTGGGTCTAAACCAAGCTTGATTTTAGCCATTCTTACAGATTCTGACCACTGAGTGAGTGTCATCTCTTACTTACTAGCTTTGATTATTTTTTTGTAGCTCTTGCTACCCTTCTTGGGGACGAGGCAAAAAGAGTCCTTCTTCTCAGCCTTCTCCTTCGCGAGTTCAATGAAAGCCATGAACTTGGGGTTCTGCTTGAGAGACTTCTTAGCAGCCTTACTCGCCGCCTTGGAGATAATACGTCCATCCTTCATTTGGAGATCCTTCTTGGTGAGACCACCAGAGGTTGCATCAGCGTTACCATGGAAAACTTCGGCACGGGAACCAACAGTCATTTATATTAAGCACGGAAAATATTCTTGATGTCCATAATAGAAATTTTAGCTGATGTCCTGTTAACCGGGATTTGAGTTTTTACACGGTCGTCATTAAGAACCTCTGAGCACACGATGGATT